GAGCCTCGGCCACCCCATGCGCCTTTGTAGCGGCTGGCCTCCATCAGAGGCAGCGCCCATTCTGGGGTGGCAAGTTGCAGGACGGTCATGCCTTGACGACCACGCGCTCAATTCTTTGCACCAGGGGATTGGCAGGATCGCCAGAAACTTCGATCTTGTCGCCAAACTTCTTTGGGGCCAGCTTGGACAAAAGCCATTTGCGTGTGTCAACTTGTAGTCTGTGCTTTTGCACTGCCGCCCAGTCTTTCTTGCCATCAACGGCCACACCAACGTCTTGATCGCTGATCTCCATGATCTCTGTGGCCATGCGTTCGATCAAGTCTTCCCTCGCGCGTGCGTAGTTTTCCGCAAGGATAGCATCATCATCCACCCAGCGCGAGAAAGTGCTTTGAGGAACACCAGCTGCTTGACATGCTTTGAATGCGCTTAGGCCGTTGCGCATTCCTTCAAGCACCATGTCAGCGATCACGGCTCGGTCTTCACTGCCAGGCTTAGTTCGCTTGGCTGGCGCTTTTACTTTGTGTGATTTTGTGGTCATGCTGCATTCTCTCCTTTTTCGAGCCGGTTTGCCACCAGGGTGGCATAGCCTGCGATGTCGATCCAGTTGTCGGCATAGTTTGGATCGCCGTTGAGGATGCGCGCGATCTTGTGGGCGATCATGTCCAGGGCTTCCAACTGGTCCGAGTCCAGTTCCTTGTTCCTGGCCTTGGCAGCCGAGTGCATGACCTGCTTGATCACCTGACTGATTTCGGCATGGCCCTGGAAGCTGCCGTACCTTGCCTCGCGTCCGGCCAGCATTACTTTGACGTTGGTCTGTTCTGTCATGTTCTGTTGCTCATGTTGGGTGTCACAAGATCATGCCACTTGCGATGGCATGCTCGGCAAAGATAACCAACGGGCCATTGGTCTGCTTCCTCGCCGAATAAATACTGCGGTGCCCAGTGATGTAGTTCAGCTTCATTCGCATCGCACACTTCGCATTTAATCTGGATTTGTTTTTTCTCGATATATTCCGCTGTTTTAGTTTTCACATATTGCAGCGGTCCATTTTCTCGCGCATATTCTTGCGCAATTCTTTTCTTCACATATTTTGTGAATACCTCTCCGCACGCTGCGCAGTAGATCGGATATACGGTCGCACCGGACGCGATGTTGGTGATGCCGATCTTAAGCTGATCTGATCCGCAGGTCTTGCACTTATCCACAGGTTGCCTCCTTCTAGGTCAATTTTCGCCACATCGTTGCTGGGACAATGGGACACACCCTAAAGGTGTGTGTCCTGTCCTGTCCCAGGCTGCCGACGCCTTGTCCTCGGGACACTTGTCCCACTTTGTCCTGTCTTGTCCCATTTGTCCCACCCTACTTTTCTGCCCTGCGAACCATCAAAGTCGCTGCAGTTGCGTTGTCCGAGACCATCCATCCATGCTCATGCGCCACGATAATCTGAGCATTCAGCAGGTTATAAATCAGCCTGCCTTTTTTGCTTTCCTGAGCGTATGTTTTTGCAGTCGATTCTGTCAGTCCTTCATTCGTCGTGAGATATTGAAGCAGCGCACTGCGAGACAGATAAGGCATTTTTTCGCGGTCCTCTGCGCCAGCGGCCCACCACGCATTTGTGAATTTTCGAATATCTTTTTGAATCTCAGATTCTTTTTTCGATTTTTGCTCAGGCGCATTTTCTTCAATCACAAATACTGCGCCTTTAATCTCCTCGCCGTCCTCGTCAATCCAGCCCAGCGGCACGGTCTGCAGCTTGCCGAAGAACGGTTTCGGAGGCTCTGCATCCTTCATCTTGGTGCAGGAAATCTCGATGCTGTAGTCGCTCTTGGTCACCAAGATGGAGGCGTCAAGAGAGGCCTTCCAGGCGCTTGATCCTCGCGCTCGCTGCTTGGACTCAACTGCGTGCCCTGTGTGGTGATTGAGGCACACACTGGCGCTCAGCGCCCTGGCCACGATGTTGCAGGCGTTGAGCATGTTGCGGGTATCCTTGGCGCTGTTCTCGTCTCCTGACATGTGATTATTTACAGTGTCGATGAAGATGGCCACCGCATCGTCCTGGGTGATCTCTCGAACTGCGTTGATGATCTGTGCTGCAGCGGCTGGGCTGTCAATGTCGATAGCCTTGTTTGAGATCAGCAGGTTGTCCAGATTCTGGACACCGTGCGTCTTGCACCAGGCGGTAACCCGCTGCCGAAGGCCATAGTTGCCCTCGCCGGCCATGTAGACCACCAGTCCAGGCTTGGTCTTGTGTTCGTGCCACTGCAGGCCGGCAGCGATGTGGCAGGCCATGTCCAGCGTGATGAAGGTCTTGCCAGAGCCGGACTCACCGTAGACCATTGTGACGCCGCTGTCTGGAATCCATCCCTTGATGATCCACCGCAGCGGAGCTGGCTGTCCAAGGTAGGACGTTGCCCTGGTGAAGTAGTATTCCTGCACCTCAGCACTGGTGGCCGCCAGGATTGCCTCTGCTGCATCGCTGCCAATGCTGGTGGATGCTGCCACATCAGACTCAGGCTCGTACCGGCAGACAGACTTGACGATCTGGGACAGCTCAGAGGACGGAAGCGGTATCTCGCAGCGGGTCTCGTTGGCAATCGACAGCGCCGCCATGATCTCGGCCTCTGTCATACCGTAGCGCCTCATTGCGCCGCCCAGGGCTGTCAGACCGTTGTTTCGGCTGCCTTGAATCAGGCCACCGCCAGTGCTGGCCACCTGGCGGTTATCTGGTTTGCGCATGGCCCTGTAGGACTGCATCCAGACTTCAGGGATACTGAACGGTGCGATGCCATCAAACGGGTCGGACGACGCCTCCCACTGGTAACTGCGCCCTTCAATGCTGGATGGGAAGGCCACGAAGTACCGGCCATCGGCCAGCAGGTCAACGCCCTCGGACAGCTTGCACGACCTGATCTCTGGGTGGTAAATGCCGATGTGATGTTCGCCGCCGCCTGCGGTCATCTGCATGGCACCGTCTGGCGTCTTGCCATTGGTTTGCAGCCACATTGTCCAGGAGGCGTCGCCGCCATTCCTGGGGTCCACATCAAAGACCACGATGCCGGATCGCTCTCCGGCTGCGATGCCGATGTTGAAGTCTGGGTTCTGTGCCCACCACTTGGCAATCTGCTCAGGGTCTGTGGTGGCGTCCTTCACCCCATGCTGAGTGGCAGGCACCTTGCCATTGGGCACGACAGGCAGGACATGCCAGCCCCAAGATGCGTAGGTAAGGGCTGCTTCAGCTTTGCTGGTCATTGCTCCGGCCTTCCAAGTAGGTGGACAGAGCCGACAACACCTTATAGGTCGGGTTGGCATCGGGGTTGTCGCGCACCTCTCGGATGGTGTTGTAGTGCAGGCCGGTGGCCTCCGCAACCTTAGCCGGCATCCTGTCGGACAAGGCGTTGCGAATTTGCTCCAGGGTCATCATTTTTCAGTTTCCTATAAAAAAACTTTTTTCGGGTGTTGCAATCCTACATTGTTTTATGCTACAGTGCAATCACTGCGCAACCGGATGGTCCGAAAGCGCAGCAACCCAAAGGAGAGCCTGATGTTTGAAGTTATTTGGTCGCCTATGCAGGGCAAGTACATCGTCCGCAAATGCAGAATTTTTCACAACGACCCAGAAATTGTTGGCACGCTTGAGCAGTGTCTGACCTGGCTTTCGCGCATTCAAAAGGAGGCTTGAACATGGCAATCAACGTGAAGACCACCGGCAGCCTAGCTGCCAACGGTGTGAAAGTCCTGGTCTATGGCCAGGCCGGTGCTGGCAAGACCAGCCTGATCAAAACCCTCCCAAGCCCCATTGTGCTGTCGGCAGAGGGTGGCCTGCTGTCCATTCAGGACGCCAACCTGCCATTCATCGAGATCGCATCGATGACCGATCTGCAGGAGGCATACAAGTGGCTGACCGAGTCGGACGACGCCAAGGCCTACAAGTCGGTGGCGCTGGACTCCATCAGCGAGATCGCTGAGGTCTGCCTGAATACCGAGAAGAAGGCAACCAAAGACCCGCGCCAGGCCTACGGTGCGATGCAGGAGCAGATGGCCGACATCATTCGCGCTTTCCGCGACCTGCCTGGCCGCCATGTGTACATGAGCGCCAAGCTGGAGAAGACGCAGGACGAGATGGGCCGGGTTCTGTACTCGCCCAGCATGCCAGGCAACAAGACCGGCCAGGCGCTGCCTTACTTCTTTGACGAGGTGCTGGCCCTGCGTGTCGAGAAGGATGGCGACGGAGCCACCCAGCGTGCGCTGATGTGTGACTCGGATGGCCTGTGGCTGGCCAAGGATCGCTCGGGCAAGCTGGATGCCTGGGAGGCACCGGACTTGAGTGCAGTGTTTGCCAAGATCGGAGGCAAGGCATGAACTATACAAAAACAGGTGGGCCAGCGTTTCCAGTGGCAATAGACGATCAAGTTCTAGATGATGGCATGACCCTGCGCGACTACTTCGCGGCCAGGGCGATGCAAGCACTTTTATCAATCCAGGGCGGGACTTTGGAAAAAGATGCTGAGGTGGCATACAAGATGGCCGACGCCATGCTGAAAGCGAGGACCGCATGAAGACGATGGAGCAAATGGCAGCCGAATGGCTGGAGGCCAAAGAGGCCGAGCGTGTGGCAGTCGAAAAGCGCCGCGACCTCGAGGACTCCATGCGCAAGGTGGCCAGCATTCGTGACGACACCGAAGGCACTGAGACCCTAACGCTCGAAGGCTTTCGGGTAAAGGTCGTCGGCCGCATCGACCGCAAGGTGGATGCCGACAAGGTGCAGGAGCTGGCCGCCGAGCACGGCCTGACCGATCACCTCTCGACGCTGTTCCGGTGGAAGCCGGAGATCAACATGGCCATCTGGAAGGCCTCCGACGAACGCATCACTCGGCCACTGGCTGGCGCAATCACGGCCAAGCCTGGCCGCCCTTCTTTCACCATTGACATCATTAAGGAGTAATCATCATGGCTTTTCTCGGACAAACTTTCGACGCAAATGAACTGCCGCAAGGCACTGGTGGCAACTTCGAGCCGCTGCCTGAAGGCAACTACAACGCCACCATCACGCAGGCTGAGCTGAAGAACACAAACGACGGTGGCGGCCAGTACATCAAGATGCGCCTGGACATCACCGGACCGAGCCACCAGGGTCGTGTGATCTTCTCGAACCTCAACATCAAGAACGCCAGCGCAAAGGCCGAAGAGATTGGCCGGCAGCAACTTGGCGACATCATGCGTGCGGTCGGGCTGGCCAAGGTGACCGACACCGACCAGCTCATCGGTGGCAATGTCAACATCAAGCTGACCATTCGCGCCGCACGCACCGATGAGAAGACCGGCAAGACCTACGAGGCTAGCAACGAGGTCAAGGGTTACCGCGCAATCAACGGTGGCGCAGCACCAGCACCGTTCAAGTCTGCAGCACCAGCAGCAGCCCCGGCAGCAACGTCTGCACCGGCCAAGGCCTCGCCGCCCTGGGTTAAGAAGTAAGCAAGAAAAAGCCCCAGCTTCTTGCGAGGCTGGGGCTGAAGTGGCAACTACCAAAAGGAGACGGGCATGAAGATACCCGAGTCAGAGCATACCATCCAGGCGCTGATTGACAAAGCGCACGAAGCAAAGGCTGAGCAGCCAAGGGGCCACATTGGCTGCAGCCAACTTGGCCACCCTTGCGACCGCTGGCTGTGGCTGTCATTTCGCTGGGCTGTGCAGCCCAAGTTCCCTGGCCGCATCCTGCGTTTGTTCAGGCGTGGCCAGCTTGAGGAGGCCAACATCATCAGCGACCTGCGAGCCATTGGCATGGACATTCGCAGCACATCGGGCAAGCAGACCAGGGTAGACCTTGGCTGCCATGTGTCCGGCAGCCTGGACGCCATCATTGAGTCTGGAGTGCCAGAAGCGCCCAAGAAGCGCCATGTAGCCGAGTTCAAGACGCACAGCAAGAAGTCATTCGACGACCTGCTCAAAGCTGGCTCGGTGGCCAGTGCCAAGTTTGAGCATTTTGTGCAGATGCAGCTCTACATGCACGGCACCGAGATTGATCGGGCCTTGTACGTGGCGGTCTGCAAGGACGATGACCGCATCTACACCGAGCGCGTGCGATACGAGAAGGATGTTGCCGAGAGGTACATCAGGCGTGGTTATTTGCTGGCGCAGGAAGACCGCATGCCGCCACCGATCAGCACCGATCCGAGCTGGTATCAGTGCAAGTTCTGCGATGCTCATGATTTCTGCCACCAAAGCAAAACCACCAAGCACGTGAACTGCCGCACCTGCGCGCACAGCACGGCCAAGTCGGACAGCACCTGGCACTGCGCCAAGTGGGATGACACGATACCGCTGGAGGCGCAGCGCACCGGCTGCGAGAGTCATGTCCTGCATCCCGACCTGGTGCCTTGGCAGCGCAAGGACGGGCCGGACGAGTGGACGGCTGTTTATGTCGTTGGTGGCGTGACCGTGGCCAACGGTGACCCAGAGCAAGAGGGTGTCTACAGCTCCAAGGAGCTGCTGGCCAATGCCGCTGCCTGCGCCAGCGGAGATTCGTTCATCGCCGAGATGCGCAGGGATT